TTCATATTTTTATAATAGTTTTTAATTCTATTTGCAGCATCAATTCCATATACTTTAGTAATAAAATCTCCTCCAGCAGTACCTGTTATATCTGTACCACCATAACCAGCAGTAGTTGTTTGCATAGTCATATCTTGAGTAGGTGCAATATAATAAGGGTCTATGGTTTCCATAGGTTTATTTAATAAACTTTCACCAAATTTAAATGCAGATTTTTTTAAAGCTGTATTTAAAGCAGTTGAAGCTTCTTTAACTGGTGGTGCACTAAATGTTTTATCCCCAGTAAATTTATAACCACCATTAGGTACTTCAACATAATCTTTAGTTTTAGAAAAATCAATATCAATAACGTCTAAACCATCAGAAGTTGCATACTTATTAGCACCAAGAGAATTTTCTACAGTACTACCAATTTCTGCATCATTTATATAAGTTTTAATATCATTTGCTCTTGTTTTTAAATCATTAAAGTATCGTTGTGCATTAGGACTATAACTATTATATGTAGATTTATATGCATCATTAATAGTTTCAGTTATAATTTTATCAGATTGAGCACTTCCTTGAACAAACCATTTTTGACTACCTAATGTTTGTCCTGATAATTGTTCACCACTAATTTGACCTAACTCTAATGCTTTAGCTGCTTCAGCCGAAGTCATAGATGTTGTTTCACCAAAACCATATCCCATATCTGAAATTTGTACAGTACCTTGTTTACCTTTAATAGGAGAATATTTTTTAGTAATTCTTTTAGCTGAATTAAATAAATTTTTAGCACCTTGTGATATTTTTGAATAACTATTTTGTAAACTTTTAGGTGCAAATTTTGTAAATCCTTTTGCAATAGAATTAGTAATACTACTAAATGCTTTTGAAACACCAGTATTAAAAGCTTGGTATCCAGTTCTAATTTGATTACCAACATTTCCTATAGCTTTTAAAAATGTATATTGAGATTTTTGTAATGCAGTTACTCCTGTACTTAATCCTCCTAAAGCATATGGCATTGCAATTGCTAAAGCAATAGAACCTAATGGTCCTAATTTTTTATTTATTCTAGAAACACCTCTTAAAGTTGCTTTACCAACTTTTTTAATACCTTTAGCAACACCTTTAAAAGCTTTGCTTACAGGTTTACTTACTGCTTTTGTTACTTTTTTAACTACTTTAGCTACACTTCCCATATTAATTACCTTTAATAAATTTATTTATTCCTTTTAATACTGTTATTTTATTTATTCTTTTTATTCCTCTTCCAGATTTATTCATTCTTAACCAATATACAGTTTTATCTTTACCTATATCTTTACTTAATCTTTCTGCTGTCCACCTATATATTTCTTTTAATTTATTTTTATCAGTATTAATAGTTTCAATATGCCAACAAATATCTCCACTATTCCAATCTAACATTTCCAAAATACCTGTTTCTTTAAAACGTTTTTCAGTTTCAGTATTTAAAAATGCCCAGTTAGTAAATGCATAAGCAACACCAGTATTTTTATACCTAAATATATTATATTGATTTAATGCTAAAGAAGGAATAATTGCTCTAGCTATATCCTTATCGGATAGATAATTATATTTAGGAAAATTCCTATATAATCGTACTACGTCTATTATATCAGTATTATTAACTTTTGTCAATGTTTACTAATTTTTATTCTCAATCTTAGTTTTCCAAATGTCTATTGCAAATCCACCTAATGTTTTTAATGTATTAGCTCTACCTTGGTCTGATGCAGCTTCATTACCTAATGCTGCAATAGCTAAATTAGTTTTTCTTTCTTCTGCATTTTGTGCTGATTCATATTCCCACTTAGCAGCATCTCTCATTTCTTGCCATATAAACGATAAAGCTTGATTACTTAAATTAAATGCATTCATAGCATTAGCTTGGTTAACAGCATTTATTCCTGCTGTATTAGCTGTATTTAATTGTCTTCTCCATTGTACATTTGATTGTTCAATAGCTAAAGAGTTAGTTGTATTAAATTGATTTCTATTATAATCTAGTTGTTCATTAAACTGATTAATTTGTGCATTTAAAGTTTCTTGTAATCTTTGTGCTTCTAAATTATTACCTTGATTTAAAGCTGCAATTCTATTAGCTTCACTAATATTGTATTGTGTCATTGCATCATTTCGTGCAGCATTCTGTGTATTGATTGTTGTTGCTAAACTTTCTACAAACTGTTGTGTTTGATTATCACTTGTAGCATTAAATTGTCTTGAAGCATTTTGAGCAGCTTGGTCAGATAACATAGCTTGTTGTCTGTTTTGTGTATTTAATACTTCAGTCTGCTGTGCATTTGTTAAGTTAGCCATATCCATTTGTAAAAATGCCTGAGCATTTAATACTGCTTTTTGTTGAGCATTAGATAGATTAGCCATGTCCATAGTTGCCAGTTGCACAGCATTCTGCATAGTTGCCTGTTGAGTATTATTTAAATTTTGTAATTCAAATGTTCTAAATAAATTAGAATTAGAGATAGCAGTCTGTTGTCTGTTATTTAAATTTAAAACATCAAACCCTGCTATTGTTTGTGCATTTGCTAAAGAAGTTTGTTGATTAGCACTTAGATTTGCTAAAGACATTTGCTGTGTTAACTGTGCATTTGTTAAACCAGCTTGTTGTAAGTTAGCTAAGTTAGCTAATCTAATTTGTTGTTGTTGATTAGCTGAAGCTAGAATAGCTTGTTGCTCATTCATAGCATTAAGCTTAGTTATTTCTTGAGCATATTGCCCAGTTAACATTTTAGCTTTCATGTCATTCTCAGCATTGACTAACTGAGTTTGATAATTTTGTTGTGCAGATAATACTGCAGCTTGTTGTTCGTTAGATAAATTCTGTGATGCTCTTTGTTGTAAAGCTGTAGCATTTGATTGTGCAATAGGTAATGCTGATTGTATAATAGCATTCACTAATGCATCTCTACCTATTGTAGATTTACTTAAACCTCTGGCTGCTAAATTTTTTTCTACATTTTCAACAGCACCTCTAGCCCATGTAGGAATTTGTCCTGTATCAATACCAGTTAATAAATTAGAAATCTGTGTAGATACTAAAGCATCTGTAGGTAATGATGCAACTGCTGCTTGAACTGCAGGAGGTTGATTCATTATTGTAGCTGTAATTTGTGCAGGGTTAGTTGCAACTGCTGCTTGAATGTTAGCAGGTAGTGTAGCTGTTTGTGCTGTAACGGTAGCTGCTGTACCTTGTACAACTTGTGCTAATGCTCCAGCAGATAATTGTCCTTGAGCAGCTTGAGCAACTGCAGAACTAGTTGGAGCTGCTGTAGCACCTACTGCTTGTCCTGTTAATGCACCTGTAACTGTACCTACTTGTGCTGCTTGACTTACTTTACCTATTTGTGCTGCTGCTTGTTGTGCAGTAGTTGTAGCTGCAGTCATTTGTGCTGCTTGTAATTGTGAAGGTGCTGCTACTTGTGCAGATACACCTGCTTTTGGAGCTGCTATTTGTTGACCAGTAATAGTTGCTTGAGCAACATCTGTAGGTGCAGCCATAGTAGTACCAGATAATAATTCAGTTGGTTGTACTGCTTGAGTTGTATATTGTTGTTTAGCTGCTGATGCTAATTCTGGTTTTGATACTTGAGAAGTAACATACTTATCAGCAAACTCTTGTCTTGTACCTATTTTTTGTTGTTGTGGTTGTGAAGCTGTAGGAATATTTGTAAACTTTCTAGCTGCATCACCAGTAGCAAACTTTTTTCTTTTAACTCTTTTAATTTTAGTCAACATATTTTACCTTATTTTATAAAATAATTATAAGCACTACCAATTGCACTTGCTAATAATAACAATATCCATATAGCACCTTTACCTTTATTAATATCAGCACGAAGAGATTTAGTCTCAGCTTTTAATTCTTTAACTTCTCTTACTAAAAAATCTATTTTGACTTCTGTAGCTGATTTTCTTGCCATTATCTTCCTTGTCCTTTATAAATCTTTACACCAGTTTGTCTTCTTTTATGTTTATTCATAGTACTTGTATTTGGTTTTCTTCCAACTGAACTTCCTTTTTGTATTCGTTCATGTTGTACAAAATCTTTAAATTTTTTAGCCATGATTATTCTGGTTTAATAGGGAATACTATAGCTTCAACATCAGCAACAGTAGTTAAACCATTTGTTATATCTCTTAATGCTTGTCTATAAGTTGTCATCTCTGCAC